AGCCTTATACTTCTTAGGTTTTCTTAAATTTCTTCCCGATGATCTTTCTAATAAGATTGTTGCTTTATTATTAAGTAAGATAGGATTATAATATATGTTAGATATTTTAAGTGGTGGTATTCTAGGATCACTATTCGGTGGTTTATTTAGAATGGCACCTGAGGTACTCAAGTGGTTAGATAAGAAGAATGAACGTGAACACGAGCTTAATATGTTTAAGTTCCAATGTGACTTAGAAGCTCAACGTGGTCAACAGAAGTTAGCTGAGATTGGTGCTCAACGTGAAGCCGCTATTGATGTCGGTGTTATGGGTGCTTTCCAGTCTGCTATTGAACAACAGACAGAAATGGTTAAAGCCGCTGGTGGTGGTTTTGTAGCCGCATTGTCAGCCTCAGTACGACCCGTAGTAACATATTGGATCTTAGCTTTATGGTCATTTGTTCATGTATGGTTGGCTTATAACTCATGGCATAATGGTATGCCTCCAGTAGAAGTATTCAAGGTAATGATGTCAGCAGACTTTGCGGCTCTTGTCTCTGGTACTCTTAACTACTGGTTTCTTGATCGTACACTAAGCAAACGTGGACTATGAACTTAACATTAGCCGCAGACTTATGTAAACATTTTGAGGGCTTTAGATCTAAGCCCTATTTATGTCCTGCTAACGTAGCTACTATTGGATACGGCAGTACATATTACGCTGATGGCAGAAAAGTAACGCTTCAGGATCCTCCTATGAGTGAACCTGAGGCTTACGAATTACTCCTCAAAGAATTACACCATACTTATTTACCCGGAACACTTAAGTATTGTCCTGTACTAGCTACAGATGAAAAGAAATTAAATGCCATTGTTGACTTCTGTTACAATCTAGGCGTAGGTAGGTTACAGACAAGTACATTAAGACGTAAGATTAATGAACAAGACTGGGAAGCCGCCAAGACAGAGTTAATGAAATGGAACAAAGGTGGTGGGAAAGTACTAGCAGGTCTTGACAAAAGACGCAAGGCTGAATGTGCTTTACTTGGTACCTAATAGTAATAAAAAGGATATCTTATGGCAACTCCAATCGAACAGCTAGGTAAAGGCGGTCTTAATACAGACTTACCTCCTATGATTGTACCTCAAAACACATTCACAGACGTACTTAATGTACGCTTTGATGATGAAGCAGTATCAACAATTACAGGTGAGTCTATATACAGAACAGTTGCTATTGCTCCTGACTATGGTATCCATTGGAGACGCCCAGATCAAGGCTACAATATATTTGCTAAAAATGGAAACATTGTTAGGGTAGATGCTGCTGGTAATGTATCATCAATGTTATCTAGTGGTAGTGGATCTTACTCAAACAGTGACTGGCAAGGAACTTTGTTTAATGGCGGTTATGCTGTTGTTCTTAACAACGGTAAGTCAACACCATTATATTGTTTATATGGAGATATTAATGCTGACTCTGCATTTCTCCCACTTCCTAATTGGAATTATTTACCAGAGTTAACTATTACAGCCAAGATAGTTAGATCACTTAACTACTCACTTGTTGCGGCTAACCTTACTATTGCAGACAGCACTAGCGGGTTAACAACTTATGCACCAAGTACTGTACGAGTATCTGCACAAGCCGCTACAGGAGCTATTCCTACTCAGTGGCAACCAGACCTTACAACCGATACTGCAGATGAATTTGAAATTAACTCTACTTCCCCTATTATTGATATGGCTGAGTTAAGAGGTAATATGTTTATATATTCCTCAGACAGTATTAGTATATTGTCTATTGGAGTTAATGGCTCAAGGGTTGTTCCTTATAGTAGATCTTATGGAATACTATCTCAAGATTGTGTATGTGAGATTGACGGTAAACATTTTGTTGTTGATCGTAATGACATCTATATGCACAATGGTTCAGGACAAATTGATTCTCTTGCTGACTTCCGAATTAAAAAATACTTTTTCAATAATTTAAATAAAAATGCTATTGATAAAGTACACGTAACAAGACACGCTTTTTACAAAGAAATCTGGATTAATTATCCTAAAGGATCTTCTACAGTATGTAACGAAGCTTTAATTTATAATTATAAAAATAATACATGGTCTAAACGTCAAGCTACTAATATGACTTATTCTTTCTTTGGTCCATCTAATGTGTCTAACGCATTTCAATATGGCAAAGAAGTAGTATACTTTACAACAACAACATCAACAACACTTGTTGAAAGCGATACTTACCAAATGTGGAATGGTACTGCATTAGCTTCTTATACATCTTATATAGAGAAAAAGAAACTTAACTCAGGTGATGTTACAGGAAGTTCTTTAATTACTTCTCTATATCCTATATTTGATACTGTACCTAATGATTCTAATATTACTATTAGAGTTGTAGGACAAAACAATTATGTAAAAAATGTAGATTTATCAACAGACAATGTTGATTTAAAAGATACATTTACATTTCTTCCTAACAATGAAAAGTCACAAGGCTATAAGGTTGACCCAAGAGTTAATGGTCGTGTACTTAACTATAGAATTACTGCAACAAGTTATTGGCGGCTAGCTATGATGCTACTTGACGCTAAACCTGCTGATCGGAGGTAATATGTTTAATCCCCCTATTACGGGTAATAAAGAATTAGATGCTTTTCTTTCTCAACTTATGTTAGAAGGAACATCTGGTGCTTTTGATGGTGTAACAGTAGATACTAACACGGGTGTTATTAGTGATGCTAATGGAAACCTTTTAGGATATCTATATAGATACCTTGCTGTTAAATATGCTGATGATAATTTGGGTGATGGTATGTCTAACGTACCTACTAACAAAGCTTATTATGGTATTAAGAATTCAGACTCATCAACAGAGTCATCTAATCCAGCAGACTACCGTTGGTTTCAAGTTACTGGTGGTTTTGGTACTACTAAATTTCTTTGGTATCAGTCTGTAGGTGGTCGTAAGGTTAATTTTAGAGTTGCAACTACGGTACCTGCTGTTGGATGGTTGGTTGATCCGGGTACTGCTATTGATGCTGATATTGTTACATCAATAAATGCAGGATCATTAGACTCTTTTTCATCTTTCTTTACTCCACCATCACTTCAAGTACCTCGTACTGGAGACCCATTAACACCTAACTTTACTGGTGTTACACCCAAACTTTATGCAGTAAACAACAGTGTTAATGTACCTTTTGTTTCTGCTCAGACAGATGCAGATGGAAGTTTTGTAAATAACTCGTGGCGTATTGGTGGAAGTTCTTCTACAGGTAATGCTGATATTGTGTACACTAATGTAACAATGTCTGCACCAACAGACGGTGGTGATTTTGCTTCATGGGCAGCACCTTCAGCAATGTCTGCTACACCAGCAACAATATTTGTCCCTGTTAGGTTTAAAAATAGTGCTGGCACTGTTGTTCAGGCTTCTCCTTCTCAAATACAATTATTCTTTGTTGATCAAGGTGCGACTGGTGATCAAAATGCTTATGTTAATCTCTATCAATGGTCAATAGGAACACCCGGAAATCCTAATGGATCTTCTACTTTTACATGGGCAACAGGAGCTAACTCAGGGTACACTGGTGGTAATGGTTGGTCAACTTCTATTCCTGCAAATCCTGGGACACCCTTATTAGTGCTATGGATCGCTACTAAAAAAGTAACTGCTGTTGCTGGTGCAACAACAAGCACTATTAGTTGGACAAGTGGATTTTCAATTTCAGGTGCTGGTCAGAATGGTGACACAGGTCCCGCTGGTTTTCAAAATGCTAGACCTACTGTATACCAATGGGCAATAACTATTCCAAGTATATCAGGTACTTCTACATACACATGGAGTAATGGTTCTTTTACTGCTCCATCTGGATGGTCTAAAACTATTTCAGCCGCACCAAGCGCAGGATATACTCTATGGGCGGCTAGCGTTAACCTTGTAGATTCATCTACGGTAAGTACAAGCACAATTAACTGGACTACTGCAAGCATTGTTGCTTCAGGATATTCTGCGGCAGGAACTGCTGGAGCTTCTGCTCGTGTAACATTTGCACGTATGCCTACTGATCTTAACCCTGTTCCTGTATCTGGTAACATTACAACAAGCGGTAATACATCTTACCCTACAAGTGGTCAATCGTTATCTACATGGGGCTTCTCTGCCACATGGGGTGCCAGCGATCCTAATCCTTCAAGTATACGTTCTTTGTATCAAGCAGATGGTATATATGACCCATCTACTGGTAATACTGTTTGGTCTACACCATATTTATCTATGTTAAAGGTTGGAGCGCTTCAAGCAGTCTCAACTAATACTGGTAATTTAACTATATCAGGCACTTTACAGTCTAACAATGCTGCAATTAGTGGCTCTACTATGGCTAGCGGTACTAGTGGTGGAGTATTATATTCTACTGGTTTGTTTGCTTTTGGTAACAGCACAACTAATATTGCATTTAACGGTTCTCAAATGACTTTAAATGGTAATGTAGTAGCTACTAATAATATTAATGTTAATGCTATTACTGCTGCAACAAGTGTTACAGGTGGTGCAGGTACTGTGTTTGGTTATTTGACTACCTTTAATCTTAGAACAATATCTTTCTTTGTTCCTGCTGGTACTATTCTTAACGTATTCTTTACAGCTCTTAAAACAGCTTTTGGTGCTGGTGATATTAATGTTATCTTAAATTTATTAACATCAAGTGACGTACTTGTAGCAACATTTGCGGGTGGTTCTGGTAATGAACTGGTTCAGACTATGGGTCCTGGTGGTGATAAAGTAACTGCTGTTTTTACTGGTGCTTATGCAGTACCATATGATGGTAATTTTAAAATTGAAGCTATTGTGTCTAATAACTTTGGTAACAGCTGGACAGCAAGCTATTTAAACATGATTGCAATTGGAAGTAAACGATGATTAATTACGCATTTTATAACAGTGAAGGTAAGTATATTCAGAGTGGAGTATCATCAGAAGGTGCTTTAGCTAGTAGTGATATACCTGCTGGATGTTCTGTTTATTACGGTATTGTTAACATTGCTCTTCAATATCACAATATAGAAACAAATACACCAGTTAATATGCCTCAACAACCTCAAGATGGTTTTGTATTTAACTACACAACTAAATCTTGGGAACCTGATACATCATACTTAGATTCCAAAGCTAAATATCAACGTAATCAATTACTTGTTAATAGTGACTGGACTCAGATACCTAACAACCCATTAACACAAGCTAAACAAATTGAGTGGGAAACCTATAGACAACAGTTAAGAGATATTACTTCTCAACAAGGATATCCCGTAACTGTAACGTGGCCAACACCACCAAATTAAATATGAAAATTATCTTACTAACACCTGAACAAACAGTACAACACTGGTCAACACTTTCTGTATTACTTCAGAAAGTAATTGAGCATGGACAAGGAGAATCTACATTAACAGACTATCTTAAAAAGATTCTTAATGAGTACATTCAATGTTGGGCGGTAGTAGATGATGAACTAAACATTATTGGTGCTGGTTTAACTCAATACTTACAATACTCTCAACACAAAACACTTCATATAATTGCTTTCTCTGGAAGTGACTTTGAAGAACAATCTAAGGTGTTCCCTACAGTGGAACAATTTGCCCGTGATTCTGGCTGTA